AAAATCCTGTTACTACTGGAGGTGGTCCTGATATAGGAAACTATAATGGAACCCCTTATGGAGCAGATATAGTTCCTGATGTAGGAGATATAATTATGTGGGAAAATTCATATTGGGAAATAGACAATACAAACGATAACCAATTATTTGTTGGAAAAGACCCAAACTACCCAAACGACCCAAATCCATTAAACCCAGGACTAGAAAACTATGGTTCAGATTATTCTGTTATCTGTTTCTGCCATTATGTTCCTGCAGACAAAGTCCAAATTACACGAGAAAGACTATAAGATATGCCTTCAGCTAGAAAACCAAATCCAAAAAGCCAACTCCAGATCTCAAACGATCAGGTGGATCCTTATGTTTTCCCTGAAACCGGTGAATCTTACGATAATCCAAATATACCTTCGGAATTTAATCAATTTACTCCAACAAAACAAAGTGGTGTTGATTTTAACCGTTCCGAACAGATGTCTTTTAAAGGAGATACTGTTAAACCATTTACAGTAGGTCTACAAGATATAGACGAATCCATAATGTTTTATTTTCAAAATGTTATACGTCCATTTGTTTACCAAAATGGTGTACGAATTGAAGTGCCTGTAATTTATGGGTCTCCTGAAAAATGGAAATCTGTATCAAAAGACGGATATTACAAGGACAAAAAAGGTGCTATAATGGCTCCAATAATTATGTTTAAAAGAGACACAATCGATAAAAACCGATCTCTTACAAACAAGTTAGATGCAAATAATCCCCACCTATATACTTCTTGGGCAAAAGGATATAATGCAAAAAATGGCTACTCAAACTTTGACGTATTAACAAACCGTAAACCTGTTGAGCAATTCGTTGTCAATGTAGTACCTGACTACGTTAATTTAACGTATACATGCGCCATTCAAACATACTATGTTGAGCAGATGAACAAAATAATTGAAGCCATCAACTATGCTTCCGATTCATATTGGGGAGATCCGGAACGCTTTAAATTTAAAGCCTCAATTGACTCGTTTTCAACAGCAATTGAAATATCTGATACAACTAATCGCATTATTAAAGGTACATTTACATTAAAAATGTTTGGTTACATTGTACCAGACACAATACAAAAAGAAGTAACAGCAATTAAAAAATACAATAGCAAAGCACAAGTTATTATTGGTTTAGAAACAGTTAATAATTTAAATAATCTATAACAAAATGGCAAAAGCAAAAGGACAGGCAGTAGCTTCATTCACAAGCAAACCTAAAAAGAAAAGACCAGGCGTTCACGCAAAATCAAAATCAAGTAAAAACAAAAACAGCAAAAACTACGTTAAGTCGTATATTTCCCAAGGAAAATAATATTTATAATCAAACAAAATAAAATGGCAGTACAAGTAACAGGATTGTTTCAATCAACCACAACTGGATTAATTTACCAATCCCCACTTTTAACATTAGTTCCACATTTAGCATATGCTGGAATGATTAAAATGGATGTTTACATTGCAGATAATGGTGCAATTGGATATGAAAATATTGATAAGTCAACCTTGACATATGATCCAACAATTACAGATCCATATTCACAGTTAATTGATGCTTTGGATCAATATGTAATTGATAACTTGCAAAATGCAAATGAAATCAATTCCCAAGCAACATTTGCAAAATATTTCCCACCTGCACCAACAGTTGAAGAAGTGGTTGTAGAGGAACCAACAGCTTAATATTTTACAATAAACCCAAATAAATAAATTATGTCAATAGTTACAGAACAAAAGTTTTTAACAGAGGAAGAATTAGCTTCCCTAAAAAAAATCCAATCAAACACACAAGCGTTAATCGCTGAATTAGGTGAAATCGAATTGGTTAAGTTGCAATTAGAAAGTCGTCACGAGGCTGCTAAAACATACTTAACTGAATTAGGAACCAAAGAACAAGAGTTTACAAAATCAGTGTTTGAAAAATATGGTAAAGCATCTATCAACCCGGAAACGGGTGAGATTACATTAGTAGATTAATCTAGGTTTAAATACACCATATTTATAATAAAATAAATTATCGCAATGGCAGAAGTAATTGTATCACCTGGTGTATTAGCAATAGAAAACGATCAATCATTTGTAACTCAACAACCTATTACAGCTGGAGCCGCTATTATCGGTCCTACAGTAAAAGGTAAAGTAGGTATTCCTACAATAGTAACAACATATAGTGATTATTTAAATAAGTTTGGTGCTACTTTCCTTAGCGGAAGTAACACCTACACTTATTTTACCTCAATAGCAGCATATAACTACTTCAATAATGGAGGAACTTCATTGCTTGTAACTCGTGTAGTAACAGGATCATTTACAGCAGCAACCTCTTCATTTATCTCTGCCTCTGCACACGCTGCAGGTTCCCCTTACAATACAGATGTATTTACCTTAGAAACAATCTCTAAAGGAGAAATCATGAACAGCACCGGACCAACAGGAAGTGTTGGTACTCTATTAAGTGGTTCAGCAGATAATTTTAGATGGCAAATTACTTCAGCTAATACATCTTCAGGTACATTCTATTTATTGATTCGTCAAGGTAATGACACAAATGTATCTCCATCAATCTTAGAAACATGGGGTCCGTTATCACTAGATCCATATTCAAACGATTACATTGAAAAAGTAATTGGTAACCAAGTAGAAAACGTAGCAAGTGATAGTGGTGAATTTTATATTCAATTATCTGGAAGTTATCCAAATAATTCATCTTATATACGCGTTAAAACAGTAAACCAACCTACACCAAATTATTTTGATAACGTAGGTAACCCAAAACCACAATTTACTGGTTCTATCCCAAATAATACAAGTGGTTCTTTTGGTTCTGCAACAGGAAAAAATGTAGTAGCCGGAGGAAGTGCATATTACGAATCAATCATCTCAGAAAATAACATTCAAGGATTAAACGCTAGTAACTATACACAATCTATTTCTCTATTAGCAAATAAAGATGCATTTAATTACAACGTATTAGTTGCACCTGGATTAATGTCTGATATGAGTGGTGTAGCTTTTAGTGCTATTAATTCAATGATCACTACAGCTCAAAATAGAGGAGACATGATGGTAGTATTTGATTCATCAAAATACAACTCTCAAATCAACTCAGTGTTAACAAACACAATAGGATATGATACATCATATGCCGCAACTTATTGGCCTTGGGTAAAAACAATTGATCCAAGTACTGCAAACCAAGTTTGGGTACCTGCTTCAACTTTAATTCCTGGAATATACGCATTTAATGATAACGTTGCTGCTCCATGGTTTGCACCTGCTGGTGTTAATAGAGGTATTTTACCTACAGCTATACAAGCAGAACGTGTATTAACTCAAGGAAACAGAGATACATTATATCAAGCAAACGTTAATCCAATTGCTACGTATCCTAATGTAGGTGTAGTAGTATTTGGACAAAAAACATTACAAAAGAAAAAAAGTTCATTAGATCGCATCAACGTAAGACGTTTATTAATCGAACTTAAATCATATATTTCTCAAGTAGCAGATACATTTGTATTTGAACAAAACGACACTGTTACTAGAAATAACTTCTTATCGATTATCAATCCATATTTAGCTTCTGTTCAACAACAACAAGGTTTAACAGCATTTAGAGTAGTGATGGATGAGACAAATAACCCACCATCAGTAGTAGATAACAACCAGTTAGTAGGTCAAATATATTTGCAACCAACAAGAACAGCTGAATTTATCCTATTAGACTTTAATATATTACCTACTGGTGCAACGTTTCCTGCTTAGTAATATATTTTAAAGAGAATATTCATATTTATAATAAAAATATAAAATGGCAAATTTTACAGTATCCCCTGGGGTAGCAATTAGTGAAGTAGACAACACATACTTAACTGGACAACCAGTTCAAGCAGGTGCTGCTATTATAGGTCCAACAGTTAAAGGACCTGTTGAGACACCAACATTGGTAACTTCTTATTCTGATTTTGTAACAAAGTTTGGAGATACATTCATTAGTGGTGGTCAAGTACAATCTTATTTAACTTCAATTGCTGCTTACAACTATTTTAATTACGGAGGAACTTCATTATTAGTTGCTCGAGTTGTAACTGAATCAGCTAACTGGTCTTCAGCTCAAAGTACTACAATTCCTAACTACTTAAATGTAGCCTCATCTTCATTTGTTTTAGAAACAATTTCTGAAGGTGTTATTATGAATACTTCAGGTTCCAATTCCTTAGGAACTAATGGCGTTCTAACCTCAGGTTCAGAAAATAATATTCGTTGGGAAATTACCAATTCAAATACTGGATCCGGTACATTCAATATATTAGTTAGACGTGGAAATGATACTGAAAGTAGCAAAGTTGTATTAGAATCATGGAATAACTT